AGTATATTTGTGTAACGGTATTTTTATAAACACAGACTATGGTTATGAATCTTATGTTCAAGTTGATGGATTTTCTGCGTGGACATGGAATAGTGTAACATCCACAGGTACTTGGACTGATTTAACTTCTGATTATCTTTCGGGATTATTGAGTTAATATGTGTTCAACAGATTGTATTTATTTTATAATAACCAACAACAACCTCAACAAATACGGAAACTTCAACTAATACACCGACTAATACTCAAACCACTACAACAACATAAATCTTAATTAAGAAATAAAATAAGATTACTTTATAAAATTAGAGAAAATCGTAGTATTTATTAGATAAATAACATTTAAAATGGCATGTAGCAAATATACCTTAACAAATACAGGTTCCACAATTGTGAACTTTAATTATAGAAGATGTGATGATACAATGTGGGAATACCAAGTTCAGTTGGGCCCAAATCAAACAAAAAATATTTGGGCAATTGATGGAACATATACAATTGCAGATTATTTTAAACCTGAAATAGGACAAATAGTTGAAAGCGTATTCCCTCCTAATGCGCCAAATCCAACTCCAACACCGACTGCGTCTGTAACTACAACGCCAACAAACACACCAACTAATACACCAACAAATACGCAAACACCTACTAATACTCAAACACAAACTCCAACAGACACACCAAATATTACCACAACTCCAACTAATACCGCAAGCGTAACTCCTACTAATACGGGGACTCCAACTAATACTACAAGTGTAACACCTACTAATACGGAGACTCCAACAAACACACCAACTCCGACTAATACAGGAACTCCAACTAATACTGCAAGCGTAACTCCAACTAATACCTCAACAATAACTACAACACCTACTGAAACTTCTACTCCAACAAACACTCCAACTAATACCTCAACAATAACTACAACACCTACTGAAACTCCTACTAATACTCCTACACATTCATAAAAAATATATTTAAATAAAAATAACAGAAATAACGAGTATTTATAATAAAATTGAAATAAAATGTCATGTAGCAAATATACTTTAACAAACACAGGTTCAACGTCTGTGAACTTTACTTACAGAAGATGTGACGACTCAATGTGGGAATATCAAGTGGACTTAACACCCACTCAAACAAAAAACATTTGGTTAATTGATGGAACTTATACAGTCGCCGAATTATTCAAATCAGAAATTTTATTAGTTAATGACGGAGCATTCCCTCCTACCACATAAAAGTTTTCAAATAAAAATAACAACTAACCCTCCACTTTTACGGAGGGTTTTTTATTTTTGTAGTAAAATATATTTAAATGAAAATTTTTATTCAAATCGCGTCTTACAGAGACCCACAATTAGTTCCAACACTTAAAGATTTAATTGCAAACGCAAAACGACCAAAGAATTTAGTATTCTCAATTGCAAGACAATTTGCAGAAGAAGATGGATTCGACAACTTAGACGAATACAGAAAAGATAAAAGATTTAAAATTTTAGATATTCCATATCAAGAAGCCAAAGGTGTTTGTTGGGCAAGAAACCTAACACAACAACTTTATGATGGTGAAACTTACACCCTGCAAATTGACTCACACATGAGATTTGTTAAAGATTGGGATGATATCCTAATCAAGATGATAAAGGGGTTACAGAAGGATGGATATGCAAAGCCTCTACTTACGGGTTATGTTTCATCCTTTGACCCCGAAAATGACCCAGCAGGTAGAGCTCCCGATGCTTGGAGAATGGCGTTTGATAGATTTATTCCAGAAGGTGCGGTATTCTTCTTACCTGAAACTATTCCAGGTTGGAGAGAAATGAAGAAACCTGTAACAGCAAGATTCTATTCGGCTCACTTCTGTTTCACATTAGGAGAATTCTCAACTGAAGTTCAACATAATCCTGAATACTATTTCCACGGAGAAGAAATCTCTATTGCCGCAAGAGCTTACACATGGGGTTATGATTTATTTCACCCACACATTCCTGTAGTTTACCATGAGTATACTCGTAAAGGTAGAACAAAACAATGGGATGACGACAAGACTTGGGGGGAAAAGAATAAACACTCTCACCTTACTAATAGAAAATTATTTGGTATGGATGGAGAAACTCAAGAAGGTCATGATGGCCCTTATGGATTCGGTACTGTTAGAACTCTTAAAGATTATGAAAAATATTCAGGTTTATTATTTAAAAAACGTGCAATTGACAAGTATACGTTAGATAAAAACTATCCACCAAACCCATATAATTTTGAAACAGAAAAAGAATGGGAAGATAGTTTCTGTATGATATTCAAACACTGTATTGACGTAGGTTACTCAAGTGTTCCTGAAACTGATTATGAATTTTGGGTTGTTGCATTCCACGGTCCAAACGATGAAACTCTATTTAGAAAAGATGCAGACAAAAATGAAATTGCAGGATTCATGAGAGACCCTGACGGATACTGTAAGATTTGGAGAGACTTCCAAACTGACATATTACCAACTTATTGGGTTGTGTGGCCATATAGTACATCTAAGGGATGGTGTGATAGAATCACAGGACAACTAAATCATAACACACAGAGTTAATGAAATTTAATGATATTCCCAAATTTGTTGTGAATTTGGAAAGGAGACCCGATAGGTTAGAAAAAGTTAAAAAAGAATTGGAGTATATTGGTTGGGATTATGAAATCTTTAAAGCAATAGACACAAATTCTTATATGGGCATCACTCGTTCAATTTTGGAAATAATTAAAATTGCTAAGGAAAGAAATTATCCTCGTGTAATGATTATTGAAGATGATATTGGTTTTATGCCGTATTCAAAAGATTTTTTAAACAAATTAGAAGAGGTTTGTGATGGTTTGGAGTTCGGAGTATTTAATTTATCTCCAACTTTAAACCGATTTATTAATAGAAGTGAAACAAACGAGTTACTTCTTGATATGACTAATTTACCTATAAGACCTGAACATCTTAGAGACATTTATGCTTGTAATACTTTGATTATTGATTCATCGATTTATGATGAGATGTTTAAAATATCTGAAACAGCATTTCCAAGTGGAGATTTTTTTTACGCAATTGATGATTACATTTTTCAATTTATAATTCAAAAATATCAAAGTTACTGTCCTATTTTACCGATTGCACCTCAAGGAAAAGATATTTCAAATATTTCAGATGGAGAGTACAATAACTTTTATTTACAAACATATAATTGGAATTTGTATAGCCCTACAAAAATTCCTAGTGAATTTTTAGACCAATACAAAAACCAAGAAACAAAAAATAATAACGAACACAAAAATTTTTACTATGTCAGTTAAATTTATAACATCTATCTATAGTGATTTATTCGGAACGGAATTCGGAGGAAGGCCAGGAAGAGGTGGTCATTACAGATTTAGTCTATTGTCTATTTTAAAGATAACAGATGCGGATTTTTTATGCTATACATCAGATAGAGAAATAGAATCATTAAAACAATTTTTCTATAATGAAAATAATATTTCACCCGATAAATTAAAGTTTAAAGTTTTTGATATTGCAAATACAAAATTCAAAGACTTAATCAATCAATATAAAGATATTGAGGGAACTAAAAAATCTGATAGATGTGTTGAAGTACAATATTCTAAATTTCATTGGTGGTGGGATGAGGATAAGTCTTATGACTATTATTATTGGATTGATGCTGGTCTATCTCACTGTGGATTAATACCTTTAAAGTATCTAACAAGTGAACATCCACAAGGAAGATATTATGAAAGTTCATTATTTAACAATGATTTTTTAAAGAATCTTATTGAAGACACTAAAGATAAATTTGTCATTCTTGGAAAAGAAAATGATAGAAACTATTGGTCAGGAACTGTGGATAGAAAATGGTATACTGACTTTGATAGAGGTTTACACATTATTGGTGGGTTATTTGGTGGACATAAAGATAAGTGGGATGAGGTTGTTAATCTTTTTGAAAATTATGTCGAACGGATTATTACTGAAGACCAAGGAATTCCTCATGAAGAAAATGTCATGACTCTTATGTATTACAATCACAAAGAGTTATTTGAAAGAAAACATTTTGATATTTGGTGGTGTAGAGACAACGCACCTCAAGGAGTAACTGATGAGTTGTTTGAACAAAATAAAAGTTTTTATAGAATCTTAGAAGAATTTAATAGAATATATGAGTAATATAACTTTAGTAACAGGTATTTGGGATATCGGTCGTGGAGAATTAACAGAAGGTTGGTCGAGGTCATACCAACATTATTTAGATAAATTTGAACAACTATTAAAAGTTGAAGAAAATTTAATCATTTTTGGTGATGATGAGTTAAAAGATTTTGTTTTCAAAAGAAGAGAACAATCAAACACTCAATTTATTACAAGACCACTATCTTGGTTTAGAAACTCTGATTATTTTGATAAGATTCAACAAATTAGAAACGATGAAAGTTGGAAGAGTAGAGCGGGATGGTTATCCGAATCAACTCAGGCTAAATTAGAAAACTATAATCCATTAGTCATGTCAAAGGTGTTTTTATTACACGACGCCAAAATTATGGACCAATTCAATTCTGAATATATGTTTTGGATTGATGGTGGTTTAACCAATACCGTACACCCTGGATATTTTACTCACGATAAAGTTTTAGACAAGTTATCAAAATACATTTCTAAATTCTCATTTATTTGTTTCCCTTACGATGCTGAAAATGAAATACACGGATTTGAATATAACAAATTAAATTCAATTGCGAGTAATAAAGTTAATAAAGTCGCTCGTGGTGGTTTCTTTGGAGGTCCTAAACATACTATTAGTGATATTAACGGAATTTATTATAATTTATTAATATCAACATTAAATGAAGGTTATATGGGTACTGAAGAGTCAATATTCAGTATTATGTGTTATAAACACGCCGACCTTATTAACTATTTTGAAATCGAAGGTAATGGTTTAATTGGTAAGTTTTTTGAAGATTTAAAAAATGATGAACTTAAACCTAAGTCAGAACATGTTGGTAGAGAGACAAGTAAATTAGATACTAACAAAGTCGGTTTATATGTTATTACATTTAATAGCCCTAAACAATTTAGAACCTTAATCGATTCTATGTTGGCCTACGACAAAGATTATATTTTAAAAACTCAAAAATATTTGTTAGACAATTCAAGTGATTTATCAACAACCGAAGAATACTCGGTAATTTGTGAAGAATTTGGTTTTCAACATATTAAGAAAGATAACTTAGGTATTTGTGGTGGTAGACAATGGATTGCAGAACATTTTAATGAAACTGATTTAGATTTTTATTTATTCTTTGAAGATGATATGTTCTTTTTTCCGAATGAAGGAACTGTATGTAGGAACGGATTTAATAGATATGTTCCAAACTTATATTCAAAAACTTTACAAATTGTTAAGAATGAAAACTTTGATTTCTTAAAACTTAATTTTACAGAGTTTTATGGTGATAACGGTACACAATGGTCTTGGTATAACGTACCTCAAAGTGTTAGAGAAATTCATTGGCCAAACAAACAAAGATTACCTGAACAAGGTATTGACCCGAATGCCCCAAGAGCGGCATATAATGCAATCAAAACACATCAAGGAGTACCATATGTGACTGGTGAAGTTTATTATTGTAACTGGCCTCAAATTGTATCAAGAACAGGAAATAAAAAAATGTTTTTGGAAACAACATGGGCACATCCATTTGAACAAACGTGGATGAGTCATATGTATCAGTTAGTCAAAAAAGAAGAATTATATCCAGGATTGTTATTAATGACACCAACTGAACACGATAGATTTGAACATTATAACAGAGATTTAAGAAAAGAGTCATAACAATATATTTATTGTTATGGAATTTTTTATCAAACAGAATGCGACACTACCTGTATTAAAAATGCAAGTGGTAAAGGACGGTAGAGCAGGGTACTTACAACTAATGGAAGATTTAGAGGTTTCCACAATATTTTTCACAATGATTGATGTGGAAACAGGAATTCCTAAAATTGTTTCAGCTCCATGTGAAATTGTTAATTTAATTTTACCTGAAGGTGCAACACCCGAATATTACATTTATTTTAAATTTACTGCAAGAGATACAAATACTCCTGGTAGATACTCAGGTCAGTTCTTAATTAAAAATGATGAAGGAAATCTAATACTTCCAATCAGAGAAGAATTGTATATTAATATCCAACCAAGTTTCATTTCGGAAACTGCTTGTTGCTAAGTTGACAATCTTATCAACCTCAATTATATTTATAGGTAAGGAAAACTTCACCGTGTGTGAAAGCTAATAACCCAACTATAATATGATATCCACAGAAGAAATTGAATCGTTCCTACACGGAAACGACCCCGAAGAATTTATTGTCGCTATTGAATACGACTATCGCGAAAACTGCATCTACAAAATCAAAGAAATTCCTGGCAAAGGTAAAGAAATCCGAAAGGATACTTTTACACCATTCGCATGGGTTGGTGATTTACGTAATCTAAAATTTTATAATGATTCCAAATCTGCTCAGAAAGAAGCAATGACCAAATATGGTATTGTGATTGAAAAGTTGGATACACATAAAGATGAACGTCTCGAAAAAGGTTTGATGTTTATGGTAAAATCCCTTAAAGGATACCGTGAACTTATTCAGTTTTTTAGAGATGGTGGATGTGACCCATGGGGCGATAAGACAAAAGAAAAGATTATGATTCTACCTCCTGTAGAACAATATCTTATTTCAAGAGAAAAAAGATTATTCAAAGGATTTGAAAATTATGACCAAGTAACCCGACTTGTATTTGACTTAGAGACGACCTCTTTAGAACCAAAAGACGGTCGTATATTCATGATTGGAATTAAGACAAATACAGGATACCATAAAGTTATTGAATGTATTGATGAATCTCAAGAGAGAGGTGCCATCATTGAATTCTTTAAAATTATTAATGAATTAAAGCCAAGTATTATTGGTGGGTATAACTCAGCAAACTTTGACTGGCATTGGATATTTGAAAGATGTAGTATCTTAGGAATTGACCCAAAGAAAATCTGTAAGTCATTACACCCACAACATTCATTTACAAGAAAAGATAGTATGTTAAAACTTGCCAATGAGGTTGAGACATTTACTCAGACTTCTATTTGGGGTTATAATGTTATTGATATTATTCACTCAGTTCGTAGAGCTCAAGCAATTAACTCAAACATTAAAGCGGCTGGTTTGAAATACATTACTCAGTTTATTGACGCTGAATCGCCTGACCGTGTATACATTGACCATTTGGATATTGGTCCTTTCTACTCAAAGAAAGATGATTTTTGGTTAAATACTCAAAATGGTAAGTACAAGAAGGTTGGTGTCGATTCAAAGATTGATGATGCTTGTATGAAGCGTAGTGATGTGTATATTAAAATTACGGGTGATAAGTTAGTTGAAATGTATCTTGATGATGACTTAGATGAAACTTTACTGGTTGATAAAGAATTTAATCAAGGTTCTTTTTTACTTGCGGCAATGATTCCAACAACATATGAAAGGGTTTCAACTATGGGTACTGCAACTTTATGGAAGATGTTAATGTTAGCATGGTCTTATAAACATAACTTAGCAATCCCTGCTAAACAATCAAAGACTGACTTTGTTGGTGGATTGTCTCGTTTATTAAAAGTAGGTTATTCTAAGAATGTATTGAAACTTGACTTTAGTTCTTTGTATCCATCCATTCAGTTAGTACACGATGTATTCCCTAAATGTGATGTGACAGGTGCAATGAAAGGTATGTTGAAATATTTCCGTGATACTCGTATTAAGTACAAACAATTGGCTGAGCAGTTTTATGAATCAGACCGTAAGAAGTCTGAATCATATGGTAATAAACAATTACCTATTAAAATCTTTATTAACTCCATGTTTGGCGCATTGTCAGCTCCACAAGTATTTGCTTGGGGCGACATGTATATGGGAGAACAAATTACTTGCACAGGACGACAATATTTACGTCAGATGATTAAGTTCTTTATGTCCCGTGGTTACACTCCTCTGGTGATGGATACGGACGGTGTAAACTTCTCCTTACCCGATGATGTGGAGGAAAGAAAGTATATTGGCCGTGGATTAAATTGGAAAGTAAAAGAAGGTAAAGAATTTACAGGACCTGAAGCAGATGTTGCAGAATATAACGACACATTCATGAGAGGTGAAATGGCTTTAGATTGCGACGGTACTTGGCCATCATGTATTAATCTTGCTCGTAAGAATTATGCAACTATGGATTATAAAGGTAAAATCAAACTTACTGGTAACTCAATTAAATCAAAGAAACTTCCGTTATACATTGAGGAGTTTTTGGATAAAGGTGTTAAGTTATTATTACAAGGTAATGGAAAAGAGTTTGTCGAGTACTACTATGAATATCTTCAAAAGATATATGATAAAAAAATTCCTTTAAGTAAAATTGCTCAAAGAGCTAAGGTTAAGTTAACTATTGAGGACTACAAAAAACGATTAACTCAAAAGACAACTGCTGGTAATAGTATGTCTCGTATGGCTCATATGGAATTAGCAATACAACAAAATCTTGGTGTTAACCTTGGTGATGTAATTATGTATGTTAATAATGGAACTAAAGCTTCACAAGGAGATGTTCAAAAAATGACTGTTAAACAAATCAAGGATGCTAATACTTTAAACACATTTAATGACTCTAAGGCAAAACTTATTACTGACGGTGTTATGATTAATTGTTATATGTTAGATAAAGATATATTAGATAACGACCCAACTTTAACTGGCGACTATAATGTTCCAAGAGCAATTTCTACATTCAATAAAAGAATTGAACCTTTAATGGTAGTATTCAAAGATGAAGTTAGAAACGGATTAATTGTAGACAAACCTGAAGATAGGGGTATTTTTACAACATCACAGTGTGAATTAATTAATGGTAATCCGTTAGGTGATGGTGACCAAGATAGTTTGGAAGAAGTAATGTCATTATCAGAAGGAGAACTCAAATATTGGGATAAGAGAGGACTCCACTCTGATTATATGTATAACTTAGCTGAAGATGGTTGGGAGGACAAATTAAGAGCCTTTGAGACCATCGGAAGATAATATATACCAATTACCTGAGCAGAATCTAAATTCAACACAAGCGAATCGGTCCATTACGATTTCATCGTAATCTTCGTCTATCTTACCCACATCGGGTTTGATAGTTAAGTTTGTCATTGTTTTTACCACTACGTGGTCAGTTGTTTTAGAATCTAAAATGACTGTAGATTCTGCAACATTTCTAATAATAATACATTCTTCACCATTGGTTCTATATTCTCTTTCAGAAACAATTGAAATTTCAGATGTCTGAAGAACTTCGCCATTAATCAATCTGGTTGACGGTATTGTTTTAAGTATTGCCATAATTTTAAATTACATATATTTGACGAGGCATTGCTCTAAACTTCATTTGTTTGTTTAAGTTTTCGGCAATTAATGCTTCTCTTTCCATTACCTTATCAGGTCTCATTTTTGTTAACCATCCTTCAGCACCAATAAGTTCTTCTGTTAATTTAGATTTTTCATCTTTAGCTTCAGTAAGTAAACTCTGATAGTCCATTACGATTTCAGAATCAGGTGTTTTTAAATTACCACTATACTTACCTCTAACTCTCGCTAAAGTTTCTTTACAATAGGCGGTAAACCATCTTCTTACCCATTGTTGACCTGGTACATTTAAATCAATCCAAGTCAATTCCTCAATAGGAACATCTGTAGGTAATTTAATAATGTCAGGGTTATTTTTAAGACAGTCAGCTCTACTATCAGGCTCAACATCATAATACCAATACCATACGGCTTTACCTACGTATGCATTATAATTAGACCAATTAAATTTACCGCCTGGTGTATTGTACAAATGAATTGCTTTTTTACCGTCAGGTAAACCTGTTATTCTATATGTTAATGAACCACCTAAGATTCTATTAAGGATATTAGCTTCTTGCATTCTAATCAAGTAATCAAAACCTGACATCATAAAATAAGACCCTTGGTAACCCATTTGTGCAAAACCCGCTTCGTTTGCTCCAAGTCCAACACCACCAAAACCACCAGCCATACCACCTAATCCAAATGCACTCCATGCTTGGTCACTGAACCATAATAATTCATTAACCTCACGTCCTGCAGGAATTTCATAAGTTTGTTGGTTTTTCTCAAGTATAAAGTAATCTTTCTTTAAAACCCAAGGACCTTCAGTTTGAAGACCTACAATTTTAGAATATGAATAACTAAATTGTTGTTCAAAATCCATAGTTCTAGTAACAAGAGCTCTTGCTACAGACCTTTCGTTCATATTTAAATTAACAAGATTAACCCATTGAGAATCAATTAACCATTGAAGGATATATTCTTCATAATCCCCAATTGCTAACTCCATTAATGAGTCCATCATTTCATCCTCAAGTTCAACACTTCTAAGCGGTGCGCCGAGTTGATGTTTGATTCTCGTATAAATTTTACTTCTTTCTGGTTCTGGTATTGCTGACATATCAAATAAATATCAATTAGTTTATTATATATCGTATAGTAACGAGTCAATTGGAAACACAAAGTTTCCGTTAACAATTTTTGGTTTTTTATCAAATACCAAAATATTTTTCCCTTTTTGAAAAATCATTAGGTCGGTATTATAAAGTTTAACACTTGCAGTTCCTTCTAAAGTTATTCCATCTTCTGAAACAATTTTATTTCTAAATGGTTTAACTTGAGCGGTATATGTTTTTCCGTCTTTAGTTATTTCCAAATCAACACCTTTAAGAGCATCTTTCTTACTTCCTAATTCACCAACTAATTCTACTTTAGCTTCTTTACCAAAATGTCTTTTTAATATTGCCGCCGTGATTTCTTCTCTCTTTGAACCTGCTTTATCTTTCTCAGTTAATACTCTTAAAAGATTAATTAATGTCGCACTTTGTTTATCAAAAATTCTAAACTTAAAGTGATTCAACGCAGCCACAAATCTTTCAACTTCTTTCTTTTGCTCAGCAGGAGTCTTACCCATAAACTCTATAGGTTGTTTTCCTGTGGTTGCAACAATCACTCTGTTTAAGTCTTTCAATAAGATACAGAATGAAGTGTAATTAGTGTTCAATTTGTTTAATACTGACCTCCCTGGTCCCTCAATATCGTATACTCCAGGTAGTTGGTCATTTTGTGGTTTTTCAATGTAATTCTCGTGAAATACCTCTTTCATAATTTTGTTGACTCCATTCATATAAGTCCACTTAACATCAGGATTTACGTTGAATAACATTCTGTAAAATTCGTTTTCTGAAGAACTACACATCTCTGACTTACCTTCAGTTAACACTTGTTTCATCTCACGAGATTCTGTTAATTTTGTTTCAATTTTCATTTCATATAATTTTGTAACAAAATCCCAGTTAACTACTGTCCAAAAGTTTGAAATGTATTCATCTCTTTTGTTTTTGTATTTCAGATAGTAAGCGTGTTCCCACACATCTAAACCTAATAAAGGAAACCCACCACCCTCAATCACATTCATTAATGGATTGTCTTGATTAGATGTGGACATAATTTTTAGAGTGTTTCTTGGTGTAAGAACCAACCAAGCCCATCCTGAACCAAAACGGTCCTTAGCAATTTTTTCAAATTCTTTTTTAAAATTTGTAAACGTCCCCCACTGTTTCGTGATTTTCTTATAAAGTTCCCCCTTTAATGGTTTTGAGTTAGGGGTCAACATATTCCAAAACAATGCGTGGTTAAAAGCTCCACCTGCATTATTTCTTATGTCTTTATCAAAACGACTGATTGTCTTGATTATTTTTTCCAAATCTAAATCACCATATTTCTTTTTTGATAAAGCGTCATTTAGTTTGTCTACATAACCTTTGTAGTGTTTGTTGTAATGAAAGTTCATTGTCTCTGAGTCAATAAACTGTTTCAGTGCTGAATAAGAGTAGGGTAATTTTTCAATCCCAATCTTTTTCATTTCGGCTATCAACAACTTTGTTTCTTTGTTAACGTGGTTTTCGTGTATTTGTTTTTCAAGTTGTTGGATTTGTTCTTCTATTTTTTTCATAATTTTGGATTATCCATTACATATAAATAATCCGTTTTTCATTAATGTCGCAGCTTATTGATTCTTTGTAAAATTTCTTCAGCAGCATCTGCGGGATTTTGATTGTCTCCCATGACAGTTGATATTACTAATTTCTTGTTATTTAATATATCATAGATGATTCCCTCAATTGTATTTTCAAAAATAGGGTAATAAACTAATACATTATTTTTTTGTCCGTAACGGTAAGCTCGGTCTTCAGATTGTGCATGGTCTGATGGCAGGAATGATAAGTCATTCATAATAACAGCTTCGGCCGCGGTTAAAGTTATACCAACACCAGCCGCTTTAATGTTTCCTACAAAAACTTTAACTTTGGGATTTTCTTGGAATTGGTCAACACTAAATTGTCTACTTGTCTTTGACATTGAACCATCTAACTTAACTGCCGTTTTTCCAAAGTGTTCAGTAATTTTATTTAATGAGTCTGTAAAGTTACAAAATATGATAACTTTTTTATCTTGTTCAATAATGTTTTCGGCAATTTCAATTGTTTGTGTAATTTTTTCATCCGCAATAATTTGCCTTACCTTTGTCAATTTAGAAAATTGAACTGTTAATGATTTTGATTCGTCAGGGTTCTTATCGTACCAGTCATAATAGTCTCCCATTACCTCCTCATATTGTTTTGATTTTAGTTTAAGATATACAGGTGTAATAATCTTATCGGGTAAATCTAAAACATTTTCTTTTAATCTTCTTAATATTGTCCCTGATGTTCTATCTCTTAATTCTTCAAGGTTACTTGCGCCCATAACATTCCAAACTTTTCTTGGTCCTGCTTTGAATTGGTATCCTTCACAATATCTGATAACATAGGCCATCCAATTTTTGCTCACAGGTGAATCAACCAAACTTAATAAGTTGAAATAATCAATTGGTCTTGAAGTCATTGGAGTACCAGTCAATAACCAAAGTCTATCAACATTCTTAACAATGTCGTTAATTAATTTGGTTCGTTGGGCTTGAGCATTTTTGATGTAGTGAGCCTCATCAATAATTACCAAATCAAAGTTTGCTAAAAGAACTTGTGAGTCATCTTTTTTCTTTGGGTCATGAAAATTTTTAATGATATCGTAGTTAATAATAACAAAATCAGAATCGGTACTAAAATTCTTTCCTTCCGCAATATAAACTAATTTGTTTGAATAATTTTCAATCTCTCTTTTCCAATTAATTTTTAAAGTTGCTGGACAAATAATTAAAACTTTCTTTGACCCTGCTTCTAAGGCGGCAATAATTGTTGAAGTTGTTTTACCTAAACCCATATCATCGGCCAAGATAAACTTCTTATTCTCAACTAATTTTTGAATTGCCTCTTTTTGGTGATTCAATGGAGGTCTGTGGGAATATTTCTCGTAATCAATAACTACATTCTTAACTGTGTTATCTTTGATGACTGCAGCCTTAGGTAACCAAAAATCGTGAAGTTCTTCATTATCAAACACTTTACCCCAAATGTGAAACGCTTTTTCTTTTTCTGCTAATAACTTTTCTACCCAAACTTTTTCAGGAATTTGAGTGTATAATTTATCGTCAGCCAATTTCTGAGCGAAGTAAGCATCAAGTACCACCCACTTCTTTGCAACCTTTGGTTGTTTATCGTGGTTATTAATAATGTATTCGGACTGACTTCTTGTTGGGTAGAATTTTTTGTTAAGTTGTGACTTTCTTTTCAATTCTAACAAGTAGTTATTTCCACCTTCATAGGTTTCAAGTAACGTCATTGCCTTAGACTCTAAACTTATTTCTATCATTTAAAATAAATGTTTGGGATAAATATAGTTGAAGTTTAAGTATTTATCAATAAATGGATTATTAATATGCAGAAATTAGTACCAATAACAAGATTAGGTAAATTCTTTGGTGCGGAAGATTATTCCCTTGACATCGGTATGGGTGAAGAGTGGTTGATTGGTGATATGAATTTCACTGTGGTATTGTATCGAATAGACAGACAAAGAACAAAAACTGACGATGTTTATGGTGAAGTATTAGAAGATGGTATCCAATTTATGTCTCCTATTCAATTGAATGGTTATGTTCAAATTTTGGCACCAACTAATAAGTTGTTAGGTTCGTCATTAGTTAAACAAGATGAGCCAGGTAATATGAAATTTTCAATTTACCAAAAAACTTTAGATGATATGCAAGTTAACATCTTAATGGGTGATTACTTTGGATATTATGAAACAGAGGACAGAGTAAGATACTATACAGTAATAGATGACGGATTAGTTAAGTCAGATAACAAACACAGTTACGGAGGCTACAAGCCTTTTTATAGGACTATCATGGCAACATATGTAAGTGAAAATGAATTCAGAGGATTATAGTATGAAAAAGTGTAGTAAATGTCATATTGAACAAGATATTTGTTTTTTTGGAAAAGATTCTAAAAGAAAAGATGGGTTAAGACTTTATTGTAATAATTGCCGTAAAAAAGAAAGTCTTTATTATAGAATTAACAATAAAGAAAAAAGACAAAAAACACAAAAAAAATATAAAACATTAAATCCTGAATATTATTCAAATTATTATATTTCTCATAAAGAAGAAATTAAAGAATATAACAAAAATTATTACGAAACTAATAAAGAAAATTTAATTAATAAAATGTCACAATATACTAGTAATAGAAAAAAAACGGACATTTTGTTTAAATTATTTCATGTTGTCAGGTCTAGGGTTTATAAAATTATTAAAATTAAAAGTATCAATAAACAAAATAAAACTTTTGACATTGTTGGTTGTTCTCCAATCCAACTTAAAGAACATTTGGAAAAACAATTTAATGATGGGATGTCTTGGGATAATTATGGTAAATGGCATATTGACCACATAATACCATTATCATCCGCGAATAATGAAGATGAGGTTTACAAACTTTGTCATCATAATAACCTTCAACCTCTTTGGGCTGAAGATAACCTAAAAAAAAGTAATAAAATATTGTAATGCCATTACCAAGAGCACAAGTTAAACCAACGTTACCGTTAGTTCCACATAAAGTGTTGTCTGCTCGTAGAGAACAACTTTTGGAGTATATTAAATCTGACGGTACTTATCTTCCTAAATCAGTATTACATGCTGACTTAGATAAAGGTATGCTTAATTTTGTTAAGGAAGACCTTGAGGTTACTACTGCAGGTAAAACAGTTCCAATGTTGGATATCATTATTACAACTCAGAACTGGGCTCAATACACAGAGACGGCTATGTTTGTTGACCAAGATAACAATCCATCACCCCCATTTATTACAGTTGTTAGAAACCCTGATGTTAAGTATGGTAGTAATCCATCATTAATTTATACAATACCAAACAGAAAACAATTCTACTATGCCTCAGTCCCAACTTGGAATGGTAATGAACAAGGTATGGATATCTACACAATACCGCAACCAATACCAGTCGATGTAAAATATAGTGTAAAAATTGTTTGTAATAGAATGAGAGAACTTAATGAGTTGAATAAAGTAGTTATGCAAAAATTCTCATCAAGACAGGCTTATACTTTTATTAAAGGTCAATATGTTCCGATAGTTATGGACAATGTATCAAATGAATCACAATTAACAATCTCGGAAAGAAAATACTATATTCAAAGTTATGACTTCACAATGTTAGGTTATCTAATAGATGAAGATGAGTTTGAAGTAAAACCTGCGATTGCTAGAGTTACTCAATTAGTGGAGATTGATACATCAACAAGAAGTCAAAGAAGAAAAAAATATCCACAAAATCCTGATGAAGTTGACATGAACTATTTGTTCGTTAGTGGTAATACAACATTAAGTGATGTGATGGATTATACTGCAAATATGAACTTAGTATCATCAAATAATATTGACACATTTGATGTGTATATTAATAATGATTACTATGGTAGTGACTTACAAAATATTCAGATAACAACCAATGATATTTTAAGGATTGACGTTACAAAAAATAATAATACTCAAGAAGCGAATATCTTGTTCGAAAATAAGTTAGTTTAGTCTTCTCCGTATATATCTTTCTTCTCCTTACATTTTTCAATGATTAAATTTTCCAAAAATTTATAAATCTTTATTCCTCTCTTATCACAGTACTTTTTTAGTATCTCGTGTGATTCAGGGGATATTTTAATATTCTTTATTTCCTTCTTTATTTTCATGGGCAGAAAAAAGGCAGAATTTATTCCTACCGTTTATAAATAGATATACAAAAGTAAAGTTTTTTCATCTTATAATGAATATTTATCTATAAAATAAATCTGCATTAGAATAAAAATTAAATAATGGCAACAGCACAAGCAAATCAAAAAGTATACGTATCACCAGGTGTCTACACATCTGAGACAGACTTATCGTTCGTGGCTCAGAGCGTAGGTGTTACGACATTAGGTCTTGTAGGGGAAACTATTAAGGGTCCTGCATTTGAACCTGTGTTCATTACAAACTACGACGAGTTCCAAGCTTACTTCGGTGGCACAGAACCTGTTAAGTTTTATAACACACAAATTCCTAAGTACGAAGCTGCTTACATAGCTAAATCTTACTTACAACAATCAAACCAATTATTTGTAACAAGAGTCTTAGGACTTTCAGGTTATGACGCAGGTCCTTCTTGGAGTCTTAAATTAATCGCTAACGCTGACCCAACTACAATTGGATTAGATGGTGGTGGTACTCCTTGGTCTGCCGATTTTTCAGGAACTACAGGAGGGACAGTTACATTCTTAGACGCACTTCCTGATGAAGTACAAGCTAACTTAAATGTACAATATAGAATGGCTGATGGTAGTACATCAACATTACAAACAGATTTCAATACTTACTTGAGTGATATTTTCGTAAATGGTACTTCGGGGTCAACCGCAGTAATTTACGGAGCGATTGATTCAGCTGACTATGATTCATTAACAGGTTCAACATACACAGGTATTACTAATGCTTATGTTTGTGACTCACCAAATTTAGATTATAACGATTTATCTGCAAGTGATAATGATACTTGGTATTATGCTAACTTTAACTTAGACAGTGGAAACGCTTACACAGGATATTCATTCTATTATAAATTTAATGCTGTAACGGGAGCATCAACTACGTATAGTGGTACTATTTCAGGTAACATCTACTCATATACAGGAACTGCATATTCAGAGTTCAATAACATGGTTGTCGCAACTTTACGTTCAAGAGGTATCTCTTTATACGATAACAGTGCGGATAGTGAGAATCACGGACCAATTTATCAAGTAACAGGTCTTACTGATTTACAAATTGTGAGCACAGGTCAATACTCAGGTATTACTCAATCACCTTACGCAACATTCCTATTATCAGGTGTTACTAAAGCAGATGCTAACTCAGGAGAAAGAACTTCATTCTCATTTGAAACTTCATTATTAGCTTCATCTTCAAAATATCTTACTAAAGTATTGGGTGTTGACAACTTTGGAAAATCAAGATTTGAAGTTCCTGTGTTTGTAGAGGAAGCATATCAAGGTAGTCTTAACTATGCATATAATCAAGGTTATATTCGTGGTTTAAGTTCTGAATTAATAGCATTACCTGAAGCTAGAAGTCAAAACCCTAGTTCAATTGCTTGGAATTTAGAAAAGTATCAATCACCTGAAACACCTTATTTAGTTTCTGAATTGAGAGGTAATAAAGTTTATAACTTATTCAAGTTTATCTCAATCTCTGATGGAGATTCTGCTAACGTTGAAATCAAAGTTTCTATAGCTAACTTATCATTCAACAATATGTCGTTTGACGTTTTAGTTAGAAATTTTTATGATACAGATGCTAATCCAGTTGTAATTGAGAAATTCACAAATTGTAATATGGACCCAGCTTCTAACAACTTTGTTGCTAAGAAAATTGGTTCATCTAATGGCGAGTTTGCATTAATTTCAAAATATATAATGATTGAATTGGCGGATGAAGCTCCGATTGATGCAATCCCTTGTGGATTCTACGGTTATACTCAAAGAGAGTATGAATCTGCTTCTAATCCTTCACCATACCCTAAATTCAAAACTAAATATTATTATCCAGGTGAGGTTATTTATAATCCTCCATTCGGAACTGCTGCTGGTACATCAAATGCTGTAGAGTCGGCAGGAGATATAGTTAGAAGAAGTTATTTAGGATTCTCAACTCAATTTGGAATTGATGAGTCATTCTTAACATATAAAGGAAAACAAAATCCTATAGTTGGCTGGGAAACAGCAACTGATTCAGTTAAATGGAATTACTTAAGTAAAGGTTTCCACATGGACTCAGGTGCAACTGTTGTCACAATTGCTAACACATCAATATCTAGTGGTCAAACAGCATTTGAATGTGGTGTTGCAGATTTCAGAAGTGACCCACAAACTCAAGAAAATCCGTATTACTTCATTTACGCTAGAAAGTACACAGTATGTTTTGCTGGTGGATTTGACGGATGGGATATCTACAGAGAGTGGAGAACTAACCAAGATAGATTCCAATTGGGAGCTTCGGGTTTTTTAGCTGGCGCTTATCCATCATCTAGATACCCTACTGCAACAGGTGACGGTATGTTCAAGAGAATAATTGTACAAAACAATACTCAAGATTTTGCAAACACTGACTACTACGCTTACTTATTAGGTATCTTATCATTTGGAAATCCTGAGGCGACAAACATTAACGTGTTTGCAACTTCAAGTATTGACTATGTTAACAACTCAAACTTAGTAGAAGAAGCGATAGACATGATTCAATATTCAAGAGCTGATTCAGTTTACATTGCAACAACTCCCGATTACAGCATGTATACACCAGATTCAACGAGTTCTTTAGATATCATCTACTCACAAGAGGCTGTTGATAACTTAAATAACACAGGTATTGACTCTAACTATACCGCAACTTATTATCCTTGGATATTAGTAAGAGATACAGTTAACAATACACAAATCTATTTACCACCAACAGGTGAAGTTTGTAGAAACTTAGCATTGACTGATAACATTGCATTCCCTTGGTTCGCATCTGCGGGTTACACAAGAGGTCTTGTAAACTCAATCAAAGCTAGACAAAAATTAACTCAACAAGATAGAGATACATTGTATCAAGGTAGAATTAACCCAATCGCTACTTTCTCTGATGTAGGAACTGTAATTTGGGGTAACAAAACTTTACAAGTTGCTGATACCGCACTTAACAGATTAAATGTTAGAAGATTGTTATTACAAGCTCGTAAGTTAATTTCAGCTGTAGCGGTTAGATTATTGTTTGAACAAAACGACCAAATCGTTAGACAACAATTCTTAGATAGTGTTAACCCTATTTTAGATTCAATCAGAAGAGACAGAGGTTTATACGATTTCCGTGTAACAGTTTCTTCTTCACCTGAAGATTTAGATAGAAATACATTAACAGGTAAGATATACTTAAAACCAACAAAAGCTTTAGAATTCATTGACATTGAATTCTTTATAACTCCAACAGGAGCTTCGTTTGAGAATATCTAAAATAATACAATGGGGGTACGAATGTACCCCCTTTAGCCAATATGAAACAACAAATTAAAGAAGGATTTAAAAATGAGGGTACTCCAGATATGAAGTACTATGCATTTGATTGGGATGATAACATTGTTCACATGCCAACAAAGATTATTTTAAAGTCTGAAGATGGTGATGAAGTTGGGATGAGTACTGAAGATTTTGCGGAATATAGAAGTGAGATTGGAAAAAACCCATTTAATTACAAAGGTGAAACAATTGTTGATTTTGCAGAAGATGCTTTTAAAAACTTTAAAACCGCTGGTGACAAAGACTTTTTAGTTGATGCAATGAGAGCAAAATTAGGTCCCGCATTTAATGATTTTAAAGAAGCTATTAACAATGGTTCAATTTTTTCTATAATTACTGCGAGAGGTCATAATCCTAATACATTAAAACAAGCCGTTTACAATTACATTATAGACGGATTTAATGGAATAGACAAAGACCATTTAGTTAAGAATCTAAAAAAATATAGAACATTTGCTGATGAAGACGATATGACTGATGATGAATTAATCAAGTCATATTTAGAGATGAATAAGTACCACCCTGTTTCTTTTGGGGACGACTCTGGAGCGGTTAATCCTGAGGAGGCAAAAGTAGAAGCGATGGAAGATTTTGTTTCTTATATTAAAGGTATGTCTGGAGTATTAAATAAGAAGGCATTTTTAAAGAATGATGTATCTAATAATTTTATTCCTAAACAACCTAGTATTGGATTTTCAGATGATGATATAAGAAATGTAGAAGTAATGAATAAACATTTTAAAAATAAACCAGATAATATAGTTAAAACTTATTCTACTGCAGGAGGAATTAAGCAAGAATATAAGTAATTAATAATTCTTTCAAAATTAAAGTAAATAGAAAAATTTTTGAGAGTTACTATATTTATTAGATATAAACACAGAAAACAAAAAAATTAAAATAACATGGCTGATTTATTAATGAAAATGCCGATACCTTACGAACCAAAACGTCAAAATCGTTTCATTCTAAGGTTTCCATCAAGTTTAGGTATTAACGAGTGGTTTGTAGAAACAGCGTCAAGACCACAGATTGCTATTAACCCAGTAGAGGTACAGTTTTTAAATACTTCAACATTCGTTGCAGGTAGATTCAAATGGAATCCAATCAACGTACAATTTAGAGACCCAATCGGTCCATCGGCAGCTCAAGCTTTAATGGAGTGGGTTCGTTTACACGCTGAATCTGTTACAGGTCGTATGGGTTATGCAGCAGGTTATAAGAAAGATATTGACTTGGAGATGTTAGACCCAACTGGAGTTGTTGTTGAGAAGTGGATTCTTTATGGAACATTCTTAACAAACGTTAACTTTAACGCATTGGATTACAAGTCAGACGCTTTAGCAACAATCACGGCTACATTACAAATGGATAGATGTGTGTTAGTTTATTGATTTTTTAATAAAATACGTCTAACCATTTATAAAATAATTTATTATACTATATTTAACCGTAAAGCATAAACACTTTACGGTTATTTTTTTATGGACAATCAAACATCAGACTACGGTCAACAAAATTTTACACTTCCTCATGACGTGGTACCTTTACCATCGGGGGGGATTTTTTACAAAAACAAAAAGAAATCTTTAAAAGTTGGATATCTAACTGCCTCAGATGAGAATATATTAATGGGCGGTGGTGCCGATTTGACTCTTAACTTATTAAGAGCAAAAATCTATGAACCTGATATGAGGGTAGAAGATTTAATTGAAGGGGATATTGAAGCAATCTTAATCTTTTTAAGAAACACAGCTTTCGGACCTGAAATGACATTAAATCTTACAGACCCAACAACAAACAAACCATTCCAAACAACAGTTTTGTTAGACCAATTACAAATTATTAATGGTCAAACACCAAGTGAAGATGGAACTTTTACAACAACTTTATCAAAATCTCAAGCGGTTGTTAAAGTTAAACCATTATCATATGGCGAAATTATGGAAATCACAAGAATGGCAGACTCATATCCACAAGGAAGAGTTGTTCCAAAAATTACGTGGAGAATGCAGAAAGAAATAGTAGAAATAAACGGTAGTTCAGATAAGGCAGAAATTTCAAAGTTTATTGAGTCAATGCCAATTATGGATTCAAAAGAATTTAGAAACTTTATGAATCAAAATGAACCAAGATTAGATATGAAAAGAGTAGTTATGACCCCATCAGGAGAAAAATTGACAGTAAATGTCGGTTTAGGGGTAGACTTTTTTCGTCCTTTCTTCTGATTATAGGAAAGGTCAAATTGATGAGTTTTATTATTTAAATAATTTAATGAAGATAACTTATCAAGATTTTGAGAAAATGCCAATTTTTATTAGGAAATATTTATTGGACAAATGGATTGAAGAAAACAAGAAGGACTAAAAAAATTAGTCCTTCTTCTATTTATATAGAAACCTATTAATATATGGCAGACATTAATGATAGTTTAGACGGCTTTCAAGAAGCGGCAAACAAATTCAAAAATCCTTTAGGTTCTATGGCGGAAACTATTGGTTTAATGGTTGCAGCAACCGATGCGTTAAACAAGAGTTTTGTTCAAGGTAGAGTAAGGATTGAGGAGATGAATGTTGCCATTGCTCAATCGGTTGCTAGTGTAAGTAGGTTAGGTGGTTCCATAACTGATGTTGTAAGAACATTAGATGGTATTGGAGCTGGTGCAAGACGAAATCTTATTGCAAACGAAGAAACCGTAAGTAAAATATTTGCAGCTTCTCAAATATTAGGGACAGATGCCAAGACATTAACTGAGGCATTTGGACAAGTAGGTTACGACGTATCACAAGTTGGAGTCAATTTAGAAAAATCCATTGCTTATATTCAAAGTATTGGTTTAAATTCTAAAACGGTTACTGCGGACGTATTAAAGAATATGGATGCAATGTCCAAATTTAATTTTAATGACGGAGTTCAGGGATTAACTAGAATGGCGGCTCAGGCTTCAATGTTGAGGATAGATATGAAAACAACTTTGGACTTTGCAGATAAGTTAATTAGTCCTGAGAATGCAATTAATACGGCTGCGGCTTTCCAAAGATTAGGAGTTGCAGTTGGTGATTTAGGTGACCCACTTAAATTAATGAACGATGCTTTAAATGACCCAGGCGCAATTCAAGATAGTTTAATAAATGCGACTAAACAATTTACTTATTTTGATGAAAAAACACAATCGTTTAGAATTAACCCTCAAGGTTTATTAACGATAAGAGAACTTAGTAAAGAAACAGGTATTGGTGCGGGTGAATTATCTAAAATGGCTTTATCTGCAGCAGATTTAGATAAAAGACTTTCTACAATTAGTCCAAGTTTGAATTTTGAAAGAGAAGAAGATAGGACATTCTTAGCTAATTTGGCGGTAAAACAAGGCAATGATTATGTTGTTCAAATTAAAAATGACCAAGGTGAAGTTGAATTAACAAAAAAATTAGGAGAAGTAACCCAAGAAGAATTAAAAAAATTAAGAGAACAACAAGACCAAGCACCAAAAACTTTAGAAGATATTCAAAGAAGTCAATTAAGTGTTTTACAAATAATTAATGCTGATGTTAAAGCAATACTTGCAGCGCCAAGTTATGGCGCGGCATCTGCAAGACAAGTAACTAGTAATGTTGAAGGATTTAGAAGAATATCTACTGGATTAACTGGAGGTTTACAACGTAACTTACCAAAGACTGAAGAAGTTAGAACTGCGGTAACTTCTACTTTAGAGTCAATGAAAGACTTATTTACCCTTAAAGGTGAAGGAAAAATAAGTGCGGATGACTTTTCTCAAAAGTTAAAAGTGTTTGAGGATAATTTAATTAATAAAGCAAAAAATGTAGGTCCTGAAGCTTTAGATACATTAAAGACAGTTCTTAAAGATGCTTCTAAAAGTGCTTATGGTGGTAGTGGATTAGAAACTGAATTTAGAAGATTTGCAACTACATTTACACCATCAGATGCATCTAAAAGTGGTAGTGTTAAAGTACAGACACCTGCTGGTGGACAAAAGGCACAACCTATAACAAGAAGTAGTATTTTTGGAGCCCAAAATACTCAGTCAAGTTTACCGCAAACAAAAGTTAATTCTCAAATTAATAAAACCGTAGATTATACTGGCACGGTAACATTCAAAGTAGACGCACCGTCGGGAGTTAGTACTCAATATTTAACTGAATTTTTGAACAGTGAAAAATTCAAAGAAATGATTTACAGTTATGTTGAAGAAAAAAACAAGCAGAAGGGAGTTACAAGATAATTTTTACTTCAAAAAAAATACAATCAACCTATTTATTAAGAAACGTTATAGATGGGTAGTCCATTAGATTTAATTAACACAGAAGGATTTAGAAAAAAACTTATTACGAGAAACTTAACACCTTATGCTAAGTCTCCTAATCAAGCTACGCTTCCTATCAATACTGAATATGTACAATCAGATACATCTGTTCAAGATAGTCCTGACCAGTTAATTGACCAACCAACATTTGCAAACAAATTATATCCATTAAATCAATATGGTAACGAAGGTGGGTACGAACAAGTACCCGACCCAGGTTCTTTAATGAATACCAAATCTAACGAAGGTGAGTATGGTTTTCAAGATGCCCATATTATAGACCAAGCAGGACCTGAATCAAAGAATTGGAAAAAAATCAATCCATATAGTAATGGGTCAAGTAATCTTCTTGATTCAGCAAACTTTTTTGCAAGTTTAGACCAACCAACAAGTGGGATTGGATTATATAATAATCAACCGTATCCAAACTTTAATCCATCATCTTATAGTTCAATATCAATATTATTAAATAAAGACCCTCAAGGTAGTGATGGATTATTAAGTTCGGATTCATATATTGCTAGATTAGGCGCAAAAACTTTAAGAAAAGAATTTGAAGAAAGAATTGGCAGACAAATTATTCAAGATACAGTTGGTAGAGCTAACGTTTTTAATGTTAGAAGTGGAACGGATATTTTAGGACTTGCAACAGGAAGAGTACCATTAATTGAACCTAATTACAAAATTACCCTTTTGGCAAATCCAATAACAGCCGCCGCTGATTTTGGGTTACGATTGGCAGGTAGTGTAATACCACTTTCATTAATTCCTGGTTCATATTTTGATACTAGTATCAATTCAAAACAACCAACAACTATTCAACAACTTAATAATGCGTTTAAGAAAACTGCCACAGGTAAGTTCTTTACAAGATTATTAGGTGCTGATAAGACAGGTAGTCAAATAATGTATAACAACATGGGTGGTGGACAAAAATCCGCCCTATTCAATAACATTGACTACAATAGATACAAACCAAATTTTGATAGAACTTTATTTGATAGAGTTGCAGGAGTACTTGTCGGGTCTACAACAAACAATAGTGATTTTTATGTCGGCTCAACAACTTCTGACCCGTCAAGAGTTTTTTCTCCTGGTGGTGATTTACCTGTTAACTCTTATGGACAAGAGTTACAATCTCCTGTTTATGGACCTTCTGAGTTGGCACAATTATATGAAGGGCCAAGTAAAGAAATTAGATTGGGGGCCAACGGACCAACGTATAGTGATGGTGGTGGTATTGAAGGAGGATTTACTTGGGTGTCTCCAAAGTACAAAGGTAATGCTGGTAAGAAAGTTGGAGTTGGTGGATTGATTACTAATCAAGACCAAGACTTTAAACCATCGTCATATGACTCTACAGAGTCAACTAATAGAGAGTATAGAGATGGGTCAATACTTGATGATACTCAACGTATTATTGATAGTCAACCTCAAGGTGGTAGAAGACTACAACATGTTGGAAATGCTATTGACCAAGTTAGTAAAGTATTTAACGACGGATATAAAGAAATAACAAAAGGTTCTAAAGTATTATCTTATGTTGGGGCGATAGGACAAGAAGTTGGTACGGAGTATTGTAGGGTTTTTGCTAAAGACGTTCCATATCTTCAGTATAATGATTTACAAAAAACTGATGGTACGGTTACCGAGAATAGAAGATTCTCATATTCTGTATTAGATAAGACTTACAATCTTAATATGTATCCAAATAAACAAGAAGGAGGTCAAGACTCGTCAAATTTAATTGGTACTGTAAATAATGCTTATGCTAAAAAATATATGTTCTCAATAGAGAATTTAGCATGGGCGACATCAAACACACCTGGTTTGGCGGTTTCTGACTTAGCGGTATGTGAGAGAGGTCCAAATGGTGGAAGGGTAATGTGGTTTCCACCTTACGATTTAAAATTTAGTGAGACTGTTTCTGCAAACTGGAAACCGAACGATTTTATTGGAAGACCTGAGCCAATTTATACTTATGCCAGCACAAATCGAGGTGGAAGTTTATCTTGGAAAATTATAGTTGACCATCCATCAGTATTAAACGTTATTGCAAATAAAGTATTAAGTAAAGAAACTAATAAAACTAGAATTGATAGTATTATTGAATCATTCTTTGCTGGATGTAGAAAATATGACTTATATGAATTAGCTAAGAAATATTACACTATTAATCCAAATGACTTATTCCAAATTCAACAAGCCATTACTTCTAAAGAATTAACTAAAGAAGAATTACAATATGCAGTTAGCACTGTTGCTACAATTCCTCAGGTATCACAAGCAACTGGAGGAAATACCTCTAATAGTGAACTTCAAAAATTTATAAATTATGGATTTTATTTTAACAATGACGTTCCAAGCCCTACTACAGTAACTTATCAAACAACATATACAAATTATATTGGGCAAAAAGATGATTATAGGAGAATATCACCATCTACTGCTGAACAAACAACATCATTTTTTGATAATGTTGTTACTCCAAATAAAACAAAAATTGATGAACTTATTGCATTAATTGAAAAACAATTAAGTAATAGTACTGAAGGAACTATTTCAATAGTTATTAATGGTACTGCTTCAGCTTTGGCTTCAGTTACTTACAATGATAAATTATCTGCGAGAAGAATTGAGTCTGCTATTTCATATTTTAAAAGTAGTCCAAAATTACAAAAATGGTTAGGTACTAGATTATTAGTAAATGCTGGAAAAGCTTTGGGTGAAAGAGCTGAAGTATTAGTGTATGATGCTAAAAATAAACTATTTGTTCCTAATATATCAGTATCATGTACTGATGGTGACCAAGATAATCAAGCACAAAAAAAGGCGATTTATACTACCAAGGCAATGGCTTGTAGAAGAGCTTATATTTCAAGTATTAAATCAACAATTCAAGAACCAATTCCACAACCACAACCACAAAAAACTACAGTTGTTACTGGAAATGTTGTAACAAAAACAGAAGTGGTACCTGTGATTGAAGAAAAATATGTTCAGAAAGATAATATAACTAAAAAAATAGTTAGAGCTCTTATCTCTGAATGTGATTACTTTGAAACTATTAAGGAAGAAACTCCTATGGTTTATGATAACTTAAAAGAAAAATTAAAGTTTTTTCAACCAGCGTTTCATTCAACAACTCCTGAAGGTTTAAATAGTAGATTAACATTCTTACAACAATGTATGAGGCCTGGCGATACTATACCTACAATTAAATCTGTAGGTGGTAAAGATGTATTAGAATATAATAATGCAACTAACACAGCATTTGGTGCACCACCAGTATTAATATTAAGAGTTGGTGACTTTTATAACACAAAAATTATACCAACAAGCTTAAGTATTACTTATGAAAATTTAGATATTAATCCTGAAGGTATTGGTGTACAACCAATGATTGCTAACATTACAATGAATTTTCACTTTGTGGGCGGAAGTGGTTTAAAAGAATCTGTTGACAAGTTACAAAATGCATTAACATTCAATTATTACGGTAATACGGAAATGTGGGACGAAAGAGCTGATGTAACCGACCAAAGTTATAAAGTTATTGATAAAGACTTTTTGGCATCTATTGGTAGTCCTGCGCCACCAACAATTAACCAAGCGGATGTCAATAATAGTTTATCTAATAATAATACTATTGGAACTATTACTGGTGACAGAATAACAACCGCAGGTGAAACAGGTACTATTTCGTATACTTCATTCATGGATAAGTTTTTATCAGAAACTCAAAATTATTTTACAAATATAGTCAATAAAAATAGAGAGGTGACAAGACAGTATAATAATGGAGTACGACAATTATGGACAGTCCAAAGAAATTATCAAAAAGGTCAATTTAAATCCAACGATAAAGAAACTATTTTATTTGGAAAACCAATTAACATTGAACAAAATTTGAATATTGTTTTTGGTAATTTTGCTGATAACATTACCGCAACAAATTCAAATCAAGATAAATTTATGAGTTATATTTCTGACCCAACTTTAAATTTATCAATAAAAACAATAAGAACTATAAAAGAAAATTATTTGAATTTTGTAAAAAATAAAAGAGGTACGTTTCCAAATGCGATTACACAAGTAATTCAAAGTACTGTTAACGCTGAACAAAATTATTTACAATATATTAGTAGAGCTAATACAATATCTTATGATGCAGTTGCAAATTTAGGTACTGATGGTTTACAAGTTCCAAATGCAAATACAATTGTATATGATATTACTGGTACTAACGGAGTATTTGATAAAACTTACTTAAATACTTTGAATGAAATGGGTGCAGATATTGATAAAATTCAAGAAGGGTTAACCGCTTTTGATGACATGTGTTCCATTGGAAATACATTTACATATAATGGTACCTCTTATAAAGGATATTTTTTCTATGGTGATGCGGGTGAAAAAACAGATTATAGTACTTTAATGAGCCAAGTATTTCAACCATTTAGTCTTGATAGTAATTTTGATAATCTTTCATTTAAAAGAGAATATATGATATTATCCGATGATGTTGTAGATATTAAGAAATATGAAACATTTAAAAATACAATAATAGGTAATATTATAAGTGATAAAAACAATATTGATAACAGTAGAGTCGGCGAAGGGATTTCAACTTTATTTGACAATTATTGGGTAAAAATTGCAAGACCATTATTTATAAGTGAGAATAATATCACTATTGCATATATAGATAGTATGGAAAGAGATAATTTAAAAAACTTTATCAAATTCACACCTTTCCCTTCTAAACCAAGAGTTTTATCCTATACTATAGGAGAAAGTGCAAATAAAAATTACCAAGCACAATTGATACAGTCATTAGGTGCAACAACAAATATTAACTCATCAACAAGTACATGGAACGATTTGTTGGGTGGAAGTACCGCTTATATAAGTAAAG